TTCTTCGCTGTCGGTTTCTATTTTCCAATAACGCTCTCCGTTAACCTCAACATATCGATACATCCACTTTCTTTCGCCTTCTTCTCTGAAAAAGAGATCACCGACACGAGCATTTAACTGAATTGTATTTGGATCATCAGTCCCGAAGAAGTTGCGGTTACGACCATTTGCCGCCTGCATAGCATTGACAGCTGACTGTTCAGCCTGTTCTACTCTCTGCCTGAGTTCGCTCACATCTACTCCACTCGAAGTAAACTCATAAACATGATTGCCCAGCGTCGTGCTGGTGTAGTGGTTTTCTTTAAGTAAGCTAAAATCAAAAGCGACTAGCCTACTAGTAATCTCAAAGGCGTGGTCATACACGGCAACTTTAACGGTATCACCCGCTTTAACTTCTTGAAGTTGTTTAAAATGTTTGTATTGTTCAGTGTTGTGTAGAGCCACAAAATCGACATTAACGACCGTTTCAGGTTCGTCAACATGGTTCTGTTCAAACTCGTTTTGAGCGGCTTCACGTAGCATGTTGTATGCCTGTTCAAGCGGTACTGCATCTTCATCTTCTGTATATTCACCAACTGCTGCTTTAATGTCATCGTATTTTACTTCTGAAATAATCGGATGATCAAGATCAATTGATTGACTATCAACATATTTTTCCGGAAGTTCAAGACCATCAAATCCTACTGGGTGTATCCTGGTTACTATAGTGGAGACATCAAAAGTAGCGCTATACCCCATTAGGTCTCTTTTATGTTCAATCTTTATGCCTCTATCAGAACCCATACGTTCAAGCATTTCAATATGATAGTTATTACGGACTAACTCGCCGCCCCAACGTCTAAGAAATGAGTTGTTCTTCCCATCATCAAGCAACGCTGCCACTGGATTCATTCGAACTATACGAGCGCTTGCCGACGTATCAATGTTTGAAGTAGCTATAAATGAGTGAGGATACTGTGTATTGCTGAGTAATTGTTGAATCGCATCATTACCCACTTTACTTACAATATTAGTGTCTTCCACCCAATTATCTAGTAAGTCATAAAAAATATGACGAGCTTCGACGTAAATCGATTGCAATGTCTTTTCTATTCTATATATTCGGAATAACTGTCGATCCATGAACGGTACAGGTGCTTGAATAATATTTCTATTTACGAGCAGATGAGTATATTCAGTCATGGCAGGAATCTCAAAAGAAATTATAAACTCCCCATTCATCTCCCATTTGCCACTGTCGTTAAAAATCACCGAATCCAAAACACCGAATCCATTTTTTGAAAAATCCGTCTCTTTTGCATGGTGTAGTGTGATCAACGCCAGCACCACCTTTTATAAATCTCGACTTTCGTTGTCTGTCCACTAATACTGATTGTGTTATTACCGCTTTTTAGCACTGGATAACGTCCTTCCATATTATTATCCAAACTAGTCATATTTTTGTGAGCTTTTTTTATTATTCCATCAACCGTTACATATTCTTGAACGTCAGTAAAAATCATTTGATTGTCATTTAAAAGAACCCGGCATGTTCCGGTTCCAATAACTTTCAAGATCACACCAGCTTCAATATTTGAAGGATTTACGATAACAGTATTGGTAGTCGTTGATTGCACCGTAGAGTCTTCATATTCGAACGGTTCTGTAATGATTTCTATTTCAAAGTCACACCACCCAGGTATATCGTTATTACCGTCACTTACATTAATTACTGGTTGAGCAATCACTCTATAACGATTGTCATCAGATAGTCGAAACTTTGATTTACCAGTCAAAAAGTTAACAATATCTCTAAAAGTTGGTTTTACATTTTGATTAATGTAATTAAATCTTAGCCGAATAGGGACATCCTCATAACCGTCAAATACAGTTAACTTCCCATTTCTTCCCGGAACTTCGTAAGATAAATACTTAGGCTGTGATACAGGAATAACGGGACGTTCAGCTAATGAAATGCCAAAAATAGTATTGATACTTTCTTCATCAAATAAGACTTCTAACATTATCTCTTACGCCCCTTTGCTTGATTATGATCTCTGTTCTTTTTACCAAATTCTCTATCTAAAGGATCTCGGGTGACTCTCGCTATGACTTTACCGTCTAGAGTGACATTAACGATCACAGGTTTATCTCCGATGTTTCTTAGTTCGTCCATAATCCCTTGTAGCATCCGTTTAATCTCTTGTAAATCAAATCCGCTGGCTTGTACTATTCCAGCACCGATCCCCCCTAATGTTTCTTTATTGAGAGGCAAAACTGCTTCCCTTCCAGCTTCTCCACCTACCATCAGATTATTCCCATTCATCCCGAATGCTGTCGCTTTTTCTAAAATCCCACCTTTTGCATACCATTCGACACCAATCTTTGGTACACCTTCTTTGAGCCAATTGATGGGATTAGCTGAACCTTTTACCGTGAAACGGGGCATTTTTAGTTTCGGTAGTTTCCAGGAAAAGTTAAAGAAGCCTTTAATTTTATCAATCATTGTTTTCACTACATTTTTAGCAGTTGTTATCGGATTCGTGATTGCAGATTTAATGGAATTGAAAACTCTAGTCACTGTCGACTTCAAAAGATTTACTGATTTTATCGCTCCACTCTTCATTCCGTTAATGATTTTGAGCACTGCGTTTTTTGCCATAGTCCAGGCATTTGAAAAACTAGATAAGCCTGATTTCGCTCCAGAAACAATATTCTTAAAGAAGGATTTCATGCTTGCGATACCATTTTTCGCAAATGATTTTATACCACCTAGCAATTTACCCATCATGATCAGATTCCAGAGGTTCCAGGCAAATTCAACGGCTCCTTTTAGAAGCTGTTTGACACCTTCCCACATGGCGGACCAGTCTCCGGTAAAGATACCAGAAAAAATTTTCAAGGCGCCCATAATGATATTTAGTGCTCCTTGAATCACACCTTTTATATTTCCCCATACCGATTCAACTAAATACCGGATGACCGGAAGGAAAAATTGGAAAGTGTTGACTACAAAAGTCGCAAGATTTTTGACCGCTGAAATTATCTGATCGCCATTTTGGTTCCAAAAAGCAGTCAGTTGAGAGATGATATCTTTAGCAAATGAAATGGCATCCTGCAAAATTGGCATAGCGATTTCTTTGATAAGATTAAACATACGTACAAAGTTCTCTCCGAGATTACCTTCACCACTAAAGATGCCGGTATAAAAATCCACAAGTGCTTGTAAATAGCCTTTCAAAGTATCCCAGATAGCGCTATTCGTGATATTTTGTTTAATCGTATCAAAGTTTGTAATGAAGTCTCGGAATTTATTAATAACCAATTGAATGGCTTCCTGAATCATCTGCCATGCTTGTGTCTGTTTGATTTGTTCGATGAAGCCACTAAACCAGGTTTGAGCTACTTGCACTTTTTCGCCTGCAATGACTAGCCACTCAGAAACCTTAGTCAGTCCAGCAACTACAGGGGCTAGTATAGGGCCGCCAACAATAGCTAGAAAATCCTGCCAAGCTTGTTTTAAGTTACCCATCTGGTTCTCGTATGAATCTGACTCTCTTGCTGCTTGACCCGTTGCTCCAGCCATCTCCTGCATATTAGCCGCATACTCAAGCCTTGTTGCCTGCTTTGTTGCTTCATCAAGTTTCTGCCATTCGCCAGTAGATGATACGACACCTTCTTTGATTGCATACGTAGCCATTTGCGTATCGTTCGCAAAGATCCCAATAGACTCACCGGCCTCGTAGTTACCCTTAATGAAGCTAGTCAATGATCCGTTAGCTTGTTCATATGCCACATCGTAAAAGGCTGCAGCGTCTGCACTTAAAGTCACTGCTTTTGTCGCTTGTTCCATCGCATCTTCAGTATCTAATCCTAACCCTTTAAACATTGAGGTCATTTTAGACATCGACGGTTTCAATCGATTCGGTACCATTCCGAATTCTTCAGCCAGTTTATCGATAGCTTTTTGTGCTTCCGGCTGCAGTTCCTGGAAAACTTGCTCAAATTGTGCTCGCATCGCTTTGGCACCAGCAGCCGCTTGAACAGTCAAAGCCCCAAAGTCAATGAGTTTCTTGGCTACAAATAGACCACCAATAACTGCAGCTGCTTTTTTAAAGAACCCGGCTATTTTACCACTAGACTTTTTTGCTTTACCCGTAGTATCATCGATACCTTTATTTGCTTCGTCATTATTTAAACCAATCGTTCCAAATAACTTAAATATTTCTCCCATTTATTATATTTCACCGCCTTTTTCTATAGGCTTGATAAATCGCATGTTACTTTCGATGATCCGTTTCTCTTCTTCTTTAGATAGTTTTTGCATTTTGTTATTTTTAATTTTTCGATAATGTTTTTCCTTGAAAGCAGGGAAGTCATCTTCGATCTGTTTGTTTAACCATATTTCCCATAGCTGATCTTCGTTTTGCTGGTCATATAACTGCAAAATAAAATCCGCTAAGCCCTCAAGAGTATAGGTACTCATGAGTCTCAACGGATCTGCATATCTTTTGAACAGTAAATCTTTAAGCTTAAATTCCCCATCATCTTTTATAGTAATGATGCGATAGATGAGAAAAAATCTTTCAGTTCTTCTTTCTTAAAAAAGGCGATAAGTAATGCGGTATATTCTTTCAAGTTAAGATCCTGAATATCCTTCTGTTTTTTGCCGGTCAAATCAGCTAGAAGGGAATTGATATCCGCTTTGATTTTACCGATGTTCATTAATGTCTTTTGAAGTAAGCCAGCCATCGCTTCCATGCCACGCTTTTCTGCTTCAGCTTCTTGTTTAGCAATCTCTGCTTTAGTCGGTTCTTTCTTCTTATGGTCCATCGGTACGACTTTGCCTGATTCAGCATTTTCTTCGAATATCTTTACGAAATCGTCTTTAATGTCTAATTTCCCGATAATCGGAAGAAGAGTGAATAAGTCATCACCCTTCAGCTCTCTCATTTCTAATGTCATATTTATCCTCCTATTGCGCTACTGTGGGGTACAGAATCTTCCATGGATATTCATCTGCGTCTAACTGTTCTTGAGAAGCATGCGCTTCATATACTTGTTCGACTATCGCTTCTCCGTCGTCTTCTGTACCTAATTCTAGACCGTTTGTGCAGAAAGCATTGTCTAAGATTGCAATGACCGGATCATTTGATCCCGATAATTTACCGACAACTGCTATATTATCGATGTAATCTGTATCTTCCACAAAGCGTTTAGTTCGAATCACCTTGTATCCAGATGGTGCTTCCTCAATTGCGGCATCAACCATCGAACCATTCAAAGACTGTCTAATCGTTTCTGCTGTAAGTTCTTTCATGTTGGCGGTAACCGTAGCGTTGGCTGATGCCAAGACTTTGTTACCTTTCACTTTCATGTGCGTCGTACCATCAACTTCGACATCCCGGTAAGCTTGTTCAATTGTTAAGGTAACCCCTCCAGAAGTTGCGCCATGCAAAGTTCCTGTGAAGCCTGTTTCTGCTGCGAATGTGACGCCTGTATAAACTGTAGCTGCATCGATAATGTAGCTTTCAGACGTTTTTTGAGTGTATCCTGTTTTCTTTAATCCCATTTACATTGTCCTCCAATCTGTTTTACAGTAAAACTGTAAATTGCGTCGTTTGATTAAATCATCCCCTGTAGGAATCTTTGTAGATCTTAGAAACCTAAAGCGTAAATAGATATCATCAGTTAGTTGCCGATTATCTTTAAAATGATTCTTTAAAGCATCTTCTATTTGAAATATGTCGGTATAACTTGCTTGATTATCAAAAATGTCAACATCTATATAAAAACCTTCAGTATTTTCTTCTAGTGCTTCTGAATCAAAATCAAAAGTCACATAGGGATATAACACTGTTTCTTTTCTGTTTCGTTCATGATAGCTCTCTGGCACCACAAGACGAAATTGCTTAGTTAATTCTTGTAAAAATTCAATCACTTAACCACTTCCTTAAAATGAAGCGCCATATTCTTTTCCAACAATATCAATAATATTTTGTTTATTATGTCTAAAAGCCGGCCGTAAAAATGGTTGAGGCTTTTGGCCCTTAGTAAAGTAAAATTTCCCATCGGGTGCTTTATAAACCCATCCGCCTTTTCTTCCAGCACCATTTTCAGCGAATTCTCCGGTCCCAAACTCAACATAGACCGCATGTTTATTCGGTGATCCAACTTGTCCAATGACATGATTTCCAGATGTCTTTTGAAGATGATCGATTTTATCTCTTAATTCACCACTATCTACTGCAGCTAATTCTTTTGCTTGTGCCTCAACTAGAAACAAAGCAGCTTCCATTGCACTTTCTCTTGCTTTATTCAGTTGCTTCTTGACATCCTTAGAGTTGTCTTCAAACGTAAATTTATTACTCATTATTATCCACTCCAATATACTTGCAATAAACTTCGTTGTGATGGTGTTGACCAACTGGATCATCCGCATACGTGATTGAATAAATTCTTTTCGACTTATCCATTACACGCATATCATCGTTGATACCAGCAACAAAGTTAGGGATGACTAATACATGCGTTGACTCTTCAATAAACGCTTGTTGCGTTGTGTTTAAGTCTGTGCCATTAACCAAATCTAGATAACCTTCTACTTCTTGGAAAAGCATCCAGAACTCGTTGAATCCGCCGATACCATCATCTGCTTGTTGCTTGCTTTCAATCTTAAATGTCTGTGTCATCCCCATCGGATCCTCTCGTATTTCTTCAAGAATGATAGTAATGAGGCCGGATAACCTTCTATATTTTCAGCTGCATTCACATCATAATAAGTTGTACTCATCCGACTGATCGTTTCAGACTTTATTCCAATTTTTCCAGACATCTTTTTATCATACTGAATGAGTTTTTTTACACCTCGTTTAATATCTGGTGGGTAGCTAACTAAGGTCACCATCATATCACCGGTATTTTCATACAATAATGGCTCACCTGCTAGTTTTAATCCGTCCTGGAGTATTTCTTCTACAGTATAGATACCATCGTTAAATCGACTGTAATTGAGTTCTACAGTATCCCCTATTCGAATGCCTCTTATGATTTCAGTCGTTTTGATTGTATGAGGCTCTTCTATTACTTTAATGTGATAACGTACTGATTTATTCTGGAAATTATTTTTAGTTAGTTCTCTTACGCTATGTTCAATGCCATCTAGATCTTCTTGAGTGATATTCTCATCGAGTTTCTGTGCATCTGTTAAAGTAATTATCATTCAATCACCTCTTTCAAAGAAAAAAGAGGGAAAGTTATTCCCCCTCTATTTCCTCAACTTTATAACCTTTTTCCTTATACCAGTCACAGACCCAGCCTTCATTGACTTCCGCTTCTCCATATGAGAAATGGACGCCACCAGCACCCACTCCACAGTATCCTTTGATTGGAGAAACGACTCTATATTTCTTCTGTTTTGCTTCTGTCTTTTTAGTTGTCGCCATATTCAGCTTTCCTCCCTTTTCTATTATTGAATCTTCACATTACGTAGAACACCAGCAGCCTTAGTATTTTTCAGCGCTACACAGGAGACCATTTCCACTTCACCTTTTTTGACTGCTCCAGGTTGTTTGAAGTCTGGCAAATAACTTGTTAAGCCGCTTGTTCCAGTCAATGTAACCCCGTGGAAACCGTCTAACACACCAAAATGTACAGCATAAATATCTGTAAGGCCAGTCTCAGCAACTGTAGCGACAGTACGGTTTTTAACACCGATGATTGGAGATTCTACTGCTTTTCCATCGCTGATAGTTACTACATTTTTTAAGTCAATTAAGCGAACGTTATCTTCACCGATGGTTGTAATCGTTCTTCCAAAGGCTTGTTCTGAACTGGTTTTATAACCTAAGACACGGGCTACTGTTTGAATCTTAGTT